GGTATCGGAACAGGGCAGTCTTGTCGATAGAGGGGTACGTGGGTAAACGCACTGGAGCACGCTCATTTGGGAGGCAGATAGTTTGAGCTAACTGGTCCAATGATTTAAGGCCCGTGTGTGACATTACTCAAGCAGTTCGTTCTTTGGCTCTGACTGGCAACAAAACAGCAATCAAAAAGGTTATCTCCCGACCGTCGTCTACTTGTCGTCACGGTTGCAGTAGCACTGCAACGCGTAATCCTCCAAGTTGTATGGAAGACGGTCAATTTTCTTAATGTTTCCCACACTACGATGAAGATCGTGTATTGTGGGGGAAACCGGCTGTGAAGCCCCGTAGTGGGTGGGTGTTTCGTATGACAACACGAGACAGTGAAGTGTCTGGTCGTCGTAGGTCAACTGGCCCAGGTTCTCGTGCGGAGTCCAATGCGTCCAGGGTTTGTTGGGGTCCGCTAAGACAGGGGTGCGCTTGTAACCCTGACTCAACTCGACCACTTTCCTGGCAAGATCGGACAGCAGCGGCACATATGGCTGCGTTCGCACAATGGAGTCGGCCACCCCGAAGGCCCAGGCGGCCGCATCACCCTTGGACAGGTCGAGCATCCAGCCCATCTTATAGGCTGCTCGACCAATAGTACGACCCCACAACCACTGCCGTCCGAAAGGGGTCGGCACGTTGTAGGGACGCATGCCCAAGTAAACCGCACTGCCCAAATAGTTTGAGCAGTCTAGCTTCGAGACGAGCCCAAATCTTGACAAGTTGAGTTGAATGCTTGTCATGATCTGTGCCCGCCTGGACCAGAGGTTCTTCGGGAGGAACCCGAGGGTATCGTCACCACATATACTTATGCGAACATAAGCCGTGGCAAACAGAATGTCCTCGGAATCGAGATCCTCTAACGGCTTGTTTCTCACTGCTGCCGCTACGGCTAACCCCATGGCAAATCCGCAGTACAGAGCGTTCATGAGAGCCGTGTCGTCTCTCCCTGAAGCAAGCATTATCTGGTGCAGCCTGAACTTCAGTTCTCCCATCGTTCCAGCGGGCACACGCCAAGCGTCGATGATCATCTTGAAGAGGGGATTAGTCTCCATCTCCGAGTAGTAACTCTCAATAAGTTGCATACTGTACGTGTTGTGTGTACAGTCGAACATCGAGAAGTCACACCAGAAGGCAAATACCTCCCCGTCTACACAGATTCCGACGGTCTTGTCTAACCAGCTCTGTAACTTCTTCGGAGTTGTGGCTCCGTAGAATAGCCAGTTGTCGTGGTGCCAGTGGTCCTTTAACCTCATGAGCTTTGGCTTGATCACGGGTCCGGCAATAATGTGGGCCTTGTCTTGCGGTGCCATGATCATCCTGGCTATGGTCTCATCGAGCTCTTTAGAGATTGGCCCTTCATACTCCTCGAAGGCCGCGAGGAGTTCCTGCTTCACAAAGGCAGAAAAAGTCAGGTCCTTCTCTACAATCAGTCCGTCCTCTAAGAACTGCTTGTAAGCTCGCTTCAGGGCGCGTTTCCTCCTCCCAGGCATGGATGCAATCCAGTCCTCGACATCCATCTGAGGCCCGTCGAGAGCGCCCATCGGTAGAATGAGGTGTTTCAAATCCTCCATCTTCTTCCACGCCATTGGGCAACTCTCGGGCTTCTTCAGGAAGGCCCTTCCAAGTAGCGCTTGCATCCTGGAATAAAGGCCTTTCCGCGTGACCATCGGATAACACCCAGATATCGCGATGCCAGCAAGAACACATTCTTGCTTCCGCTTCTCAAGACTAGTGTCAATCTTGAAAATGTCCTCCTTTGTCACCTCAAGGACCTTGGC